GGAAGAAACCGTTACACCGTCCGTTGCCGGCGGTGTAACGGATCGTAACGCGTTACGTAACGAGCATAACGCGTTACGTAACGCGACCGTAACGTTACGGCCCGAGATAAGAGAAGGAGAAGAGGGAGAAAGAGAGCAAGAGGGAGAAAGACATAGAGACGCAAATAGAGAGATAGAGGCAGAGGGAGAAAGTGAGAAAGAGACGGAAGAAAGAAAGGCAGAGAAGCAAAAACAAAAAGAGAAACCGGAAAAGCGGGAGGCGGAGCAAGTATCGAAAGCGCAATCCGATCAGACAGCCGGAGATGAAGGCGAACGAGAGGGTAAGGAAGGAGTAGAGAGTGAGGCCGCTGTAAAATATTTGAGTAATACAAGCTGGGTAACAGCGTTATGGCAGAGTGTGAGCAGCGATACCGACGATGACAGCGGAGCGGATGAGCAAAATAACCCAAAAAGAGCGCATTTTGAAGCGCTTTTAGCAAAACATTTTAAGAAAACCGGCGGCCCGTTATACAGCGAAAGCGATCAGGAGAAGGCGGCATTACGCTTTTTAAGTATGTTTTTACTTCCCTTAGTCGATAAGCGTAATTCTGCCGAGGTGCTTGCAAGTCAATTTGCAGGGGTATTGAACAATTTTTTGAAAAAAGGGGTGTTTTTAGGCTATGAAAAGTGCACGGCGTGGACACTTTGCTCAAGTTATGTTTTTGAACCGGTGTTTTTGAAGGTTGAACGAATTTTACAGGCAAAAACAGGCGGCGGAGCACGGTGGACGCAGAGCCTTATCAGCTGCTTAAAGCATTTGAAGGCGGCCGAATATGCCGTAATGGGTATTGATAGCGGATGAGGAGGCAGGATCGGATGATGGCGGAGGAAGAAAAGCAAGCGACAGAAGCGAAACCGGAAGATAAAACGGCGTGGGATGAGGAGTTGTCGGGTAGAAGGCGGCTTTTTGTGCTTTTTTACTGCACGGAAGACGAGTGCTTTTTAAACGGAACCCGCGCATACTTGAAAGCATATAAAAATTGCGAAAGCGAAAATGCGGCGGCGGTCAATGCTGCCAAAATGCTAAGAAATGCTAAGGTAAAACAGGCAGTTAAAAAACTGCTGCGTTTAGCGCGGGATGAGGACGATGAACAGGCTGTGTACCGGATGCTTAAAACGTTTGAACGGTTAAGCTTTTATAATCCTTCCGACATTATCGATGCGAGCGGGGCGCTTTTGGTTGATGATTTAAAAGAGCTCGGAGAGTTGGCGCTCTGCGTTGAGCAGATTGAAACACGGGTAAACACTGCCGGAAGCTATACGGTTGTAAAACTTGCGAACCGCCAAAAAGCGATGGAGGCGTTCAGTAAGTACCTGAACATTATCAGGCCGGAAGTCGATATGCAGGCGATTATGCCGGTTGTCATGCTTACCGGAAAGGATAGTAACTTTGAAAGGGAGGAATAAAAGGATGAAAGAACTGTTGAACGAAGTAGAACAGGCGGTAGAAAACGAGTTGGCGCGGGCGAATAAACAACACCCGTTGTTCAATTCATTACACCAATCGTACGGAATTTTAGCGGAAGAAATAGCCGAAGCAAAAGAAGCGTTTGAAGAAA